GACCTGCTCTCACTAAGGCTTCACCAACGGTAGGTCCGGTTGTACCGGTTTTTGCCCACGCTGCTGTATCTAATACACCCGGAACCGAAAAAGGGTCCACGAGTTCCATATCTCCTATTATAGTCCCTAATTCTTCTCCTGTCAAGCCTTTTCTGTATAATTCTCTATAAATTATCAAAGTTCCATCGTTTACATCTATAGTTCCCCACAAACAACAGCTTTCAGAAGCATACCCATAGTCAATGCCTTTTACCCTTTCCCAAGAAACAGGTATCTCAAAAGGTGTAATAATGTGTAGTTTAGGGTCAAATTCTACAAATGCAGCACCTTCTGCAACTTCCCAGTTACCTTCAAGTAGCTGTCTACGTTGTATTGGTGGTAGTGATTTAAGCATCTGCTCATACACTCCATCCTCTGCAAGGTATGGGTTATCAGCTAACTTAGCAGGAATAAACTTTCTTGTTAGTCCATCGGTTCCTGTAAAGGATGTGTTAGATTCAATAGGTTCTATGTATCTACGTTTTACCCATTGAGCACCAACACCACCGGGGTTAGCAGTACAACGTAAGTAAGTTTGTATTTCAGGGTCTGTAGTTCTAAGACGTGAAGCAAGATAGTTCCAGCTAAACTCTGTGGGTAAGTGAGTAATCTCATCAAAACCTATCCAGCTATAAGCTTGTCCTTGATAACGATAAACATCTGCATCTCTTTCAAGGAATCCAAACTCTATCTTTGCACCACTAGGAAAGTTCCAAAGTTTTTCTACTTCTCTAAACTTAGCACCCGGAAAAGCCTGTGGATAAAGTTCACGTGATTTATCAATCATTTCACGTAGTTCCGGCATAGAACGTCTAAGGATTAAAGCACGATGAGCTTTTTTATGTGCATAACGTAAGGGGTCCACTAACATCGCATAAGATTTACCACCTCCAGCAGCACCGCCATAGAGCACATCTTTTTCTCCGGCAGCTAAAAAGTCTGTTTGTGGACCCTCATTCGGATGAAACAGAACTTTATTGCCTCTATCAATATGCTCCTGTAGAGTATCCGGTAAACTATTTATTTCGGAATCTGTAAAAACTTTAGATGATTTTTCTGAGGAACCATCTAGCTCAGATAAGATTTCTTTTTGTTTGTTTAGGGCTTTTCTTTTGTTGTATAAAGCTTGTTCTAGCTTTTTTATTGACTGTTCTTTATTTTTTAGAGAACGTTTTGCAGATGTCTTAGCATCTTTTTCAGATATTTGTTTTGTTTTTATTGATTGATTCTTTTGTCTTCCCGGTTTCTTTTTTGGTGTACCGTCTTTTTTTAATACAAAATTACCTTCAGAATCAGTAAGGTAGTTTTGTGGATGAATATCCCAATCGTTAGTTTTCAATTAAGTTTTTATCTATATGTTTCTTTAAGCCAACATGACTGATATATCTACCAGTTTCTGCATATAACCAATCAGCAGCATCTCTAAGAGATACTTCATCTTCTTTTACCATAAATGAAGCAACACTTAATGCTAATATTTGGTCATCTATCGGTCTTAAATAACCTTCCTGCTCGTCTAACTCATACCCAAAAGGTATTGTAGATGTTGTTCTTTTTATGCAACCTTCAGGTAACATTATCTTTTTTTACCTTTATGTAAGCCATGTCTTGCATGTTGCTTACCTTTTCTTGTAGCTGCTCGTTTCTTTTTATTTGCTGCTGCAAGTTTTTTTCTACCGGCTGCTGTAGATTTTAATCTTTTAATTTGTTCTTCAGGTGCATAAACCTCACCAGTCTCAGAAGATTTTTTACCACTAGGGGTTCTCCATTTTTGTTTAGTCCAAGTTCTAAGACTTCTTTGTGACTTTTTTAGTGCCATGCTTTTTCCTAATTGCTTCTTTACCTTTTTTAGCTATACTAGCTTGTTGAGTTTTACCAGCTACTTTAGCTCGTTGTTCTAAAACTGTAAGTATTTGTATCTTTCTTGCAAAAGGTTTTCTAATTTTTTTTACTTTTGCTACCGTTGCTCTTGCATCGGCTGGAGTTGCAAACTTAATACTAACGGTATCTTTTGGATTCTCGTCAGTATATAAACGTCTACCGCTACCTTTTGGTTTTTTACCAGTTCCTACTTTAGGGTCTTTTTTCTTTCTCATCGTTGTAAAAAATACATCATTGTAAAAATAAGTGTAGCTCCTAATATAGGTGGTATAGATGGTAATACTACCATATACCACATTGGTTTTTTAAGAACGTTTTCTAAAAACTGTTCTTCTTTGGTCATTTACTTGTATCCACCACCTTTAGACTTATACTCTTTCGCTAAAAGCTGGGCTTTCCGAGCTGACCATTGACCGGGTTTACCACCACG